AGCCACTGAGATGCAGAAACAGAGACGGATTCAGCTGACGGGCGTCAACCGTAAGAGGATGTCGAGTCTGAGCGAACTTGCTCGGGTCATCGCTCTCCCTCACGAGAACGCCCCGGTGCGTTTCCCAACATACCCAAACTTGGCCAGGACGTCAACGGTCTCATTGGAGTACAACTCCACCACCGACAGTTCTAGCTATGGTGCACACTTCCGGCGCTACGTCCTCACGCGTGATGCCGGGAGCCCCCTGTGGTATGATGTGAAGACTGAAAGCTCGAGTTCGACAGTAGCACCGACTTTGGGGTATGTCACTGGGGTCATTGAACCAGCGGCCCCCAATATCGAGCGAGCTTATCAGAAAATCTATTCCACAGCGGGCAATTCACCGCTCGGGATAGTGGACAATGAGGAGGCCCGTTTGATGTACGCTCCATTTCATCAGGTGACACCGACAACGGTGGCCCCCTGCTTGTTGGTGCGACTCACATCGCCAACCACTACACTCACCCTGACCCTGAAGCGTCACTCGCCCAGCGGGCAAACTGACTTGCATGAGATCACGGTGGCTGGCACTACCCCTGTAAGTGTCCCCTTCGGGGGTTCCTTCTTCGAGGTGGTCCATGCCCACACGGTCACTGCCGGCTCAGTGGCCCGCCTTGTCTTCTACGCGGATGCCGGGGTGCGGATCCTCATGCCGGCCTTCCGACCGTTGGAGTCAGACGTTTCCGTGGCGCCATATGACGATTGCCGCCTTAATGCAAGCTCACTGCTCCTGACGAATGTCTCTCGGGTGCAGGTAAAACAGGGGACAATTTTGGGGGCCAGATTGCAGAGGTATGACTTGAAGCCTTGGAGCTGGGTGTCCAGTGACCTTTCACAGGTGCATCCTGCCGAGCGCTTTTTCAGCTCTTGCGAGTATGGCGCCTACACTTTCACGGCCCCTGGGCAGGCGGATTCAACCTTTCGCCATGCGGTATGCTACAAAGGAACAATGTTGGACAATGACTCGGTAAACTCCACACCGTCGCTGGGCGCGGTTCGTCCTATACCCACCGTTCAGGTGGGTGATGATGAGTATTTTAACGCATTGTACGTCGAGGAGGAGTCAAATATCGATGAGACGATCCTGGCGGTGACGTGCGACTTACACCTCGAGTTTCGCACGACATCGTCATTATTCACCATCGGTATGTCCGCGCTCCCCCTTGAGACGTATCACGCGGCCCTTCTTGCTGTGAATGCAACTGGTTTCTTCTTTGAGAACTCAACGCACTGGTCTGCGCTGGCGCAGCTGCTCCTGAAGGGGCTGAATGCTGCCTTGCCTGTGGTTGCCCCGCAGCTAGCTGCTCCAGTCCGGGCGCTGGGGACAGCTGCTGTTGCCGGCTACAAGGCCGGCAAGGCAATCATTGCTAGCACAAGGCGCCAGCCTGTCTCTATGCCGCAGAAGCAAATGGTGCAGCCCACCCGCGGCGGCCCTGCTCGAAGGCGGCGCACGCAGAGACCTCGAGTTAAGCGCAACTGATGAGCCGCTGTGGTTAGCGGCGAAAGCACTCAGGAGAGGCGAGATGGCTAGCCAGCTTTTTGACGCCGGGAAGTTAACCGTCCCGGGGCCTCTGGTATCCGGTGTCCCCCGTGGCTAATGGCCACTGGACTGGGG